GCTTAAGGTTGTTGGTGGGTTCACCATTAACATAAAACATACAGACGAATTTTAGGATGTTGACAATGAGAACAAGAAAGACTATACACAATCCGGTAGCACACGCTAACAGGCGGCGTGTTGCCAGTGTCGAGCCTTCCCACAAGGGAAGGGGAACCAAGGACAAACGTAGAGAGGACAAACAAGATGCGTTCAAATTTGAGAAAGATGCGGATCAAAAGGGTCAGCAGTAAAGCACCCGAATGGCAGCAGCAACGCAATCAGGATCGCTGCACAACATACAACATGAAGACACAAATATTCGATAACCTAAACACACACATAGAGGAGAAAGAACTTGACACATATTTTACTCGCCGTCACAATCGCTTTATTCGCAAACGACAACGCTGAATTTTTTCAGGATGTCGAGGTAAAACGACAGATGAATTGCACCTTTACTTATGTAGGCAAGCAGGACATAAGGCCCAGCGTTCCACATATAGGTGTAGATGAAAAGTATATTTACTTTAGCATGGAGCCATGTAATGACTAACGCATACAAACTAATCATGGACAGTAAATACAATCCACTGCGCCATATACCCGACACAAACACACGGCATCTGATAATGCAAATGCTAGCGTGGATGTGGTGTATAATCTTTAGCATGTGGATGGGTAGCATTGTAGTGTTTGGCATCAGTGCCATAGCCCATGCCTTGCTAATTGCTGGCGTGTTTATCACGGCAGGTGTATTTGAAACAGCCAAGCGTAAGCCACAGTATTTTGGCGGTTTAGGTAGAGGCAATGGGGGTGAGCATGAATAAATACTGGCACAAAGCAAAGCACTATTACCTGACACATGACGGAATTGAGATGTTTTTGTTCGCATGTATATGGGCTTTCTTAGGATGGTCATTGTATCATTTTGTAATAGGATTAATAGGGAGGTTTACATGAACAGACAAGCACATAAACAACACATTCTTGCCTTATTTGAAGAGGTGAGACAACAAGAAGCACGTATGCAACCTACAGATACAGGACATATTGCAACCACAATCAATGTTCTTATGGGTAGAATTGAAGAATTACTAACAGAACTTGTAGAGGAGAAATAGCATGGCAAAGAAGTATGAGAACATGACACACGAGGAACGCTGTGAGTATTGGGCAAAGGAACGTGAGAAAGAACGTGCAGAACGTCAGAAAGTTATTGACGCCATGCCAAAAGATATGGTACAACTTATCATAGACATTGCAGATAAAGCACATAGAGTTGTAGACACTGGTGGCTATGGATGTAATGGTGGGGTGCGATACCTGTCAGCATTTGATCTGCAAGAATTGGAAGACGCAGTAGACCAAGTTCGCACTAAGTTTAACATTGTATAATAGGAGAATGAGACATGCCTTTTGAATTTATCCCAGAGAATATCGACTTTGAAGTAGGCTATGAAACTACCAAGATGCCTGACAAAAAATATGTAGTCAACAAGAACACTGATGAGTACATTGCTATTGTCGGTAAGGGCTTTAACTGTGTGCCACATGGTGAGTTCTTTAATAAAGTAATCAATGCCACAACAGACAACATGTCAGCACATGACATGGAGGGTGCAGAGATTACATGGAAGGATGCCCACAATAATGGCTGGGCTATGATGGACATGCGTCTGCCTAATGTAGTAAAGAAAATTCAGACTGATAAGAAAGAGTTTAGTCTGATGAAGCGTATCATTGCACTGCATGGTGTGGATGGCACTTGTTCTAACACAGCTATCTTTGGTGCGATTGATTTCTTCTGCCTCAATGGGCAGATCAGGGGCAATCACGACAAGGTGATGCGTAAGAATACAGCAGGTCTGTGCATGGAAAAGTTTGCCAGTGATCTGAAAAAATCACAGCAAGACTTCAACGAACATGCCAAGCAGATGCAACGCTGGGCTAACTCTAGTCTTATGCAAGTCAATGTTAAAGACTTGCTGAAAGATATTGTGAAGGATGCTAATCCAGAGAAGATGTACAGTCTGTATCGTTCAGAGGTAGCTAATCGTGGTGACAATCTGTTCGCTCTGTACTCTGCCTTTACTAACTATGCAACGTATGCTGATGAGCAGAATGGTTTCAAGCTACGTGAGACAGGCAAAGACACACAGTCTGTGAACATGTTCAAGCGTGAGATTAGTGTAGCCAAGTGGATTGAAACACCACAGTTCAGACAACTGGAAGCAGCCTGATGGGTGTGTATAATTCAGATGGTGTATTGGAACGCTATACTTTAATTGATGTGTTCTATGATGCTGAAACAAAAAAGATAGAGTCTCCCACCCGTTGGTGGGGGATTTGGATGGAGATAAAAGAGGACGTTGACCCACCCATGTGGATACTAAAATTGTCTTGGAGAATAGGAGACTATATTAAATGGTGGCATACCCCAAGGGGTGTAACGTCTACGTGTCAACAGCAGTTCAAGAAAAAATATATATGGAAAAGCTGGGTTGATGTAGAAGATTTTCAGTATGACGGTATAGGTGATACATGTTATAGTGAAGAAAGATATGTAGAGTTCGATACAGAAGAGGAAGCACTTAGATACCTCAAGAAAAATATATACACAGAGGACAGGTTGCCTAGCAAACTAGATACTGTAGAAGAGTTTTGCAAACAGTACCAGTTTGAGTTCTATGAAAGGAAATACTAATGCTAACGATAGGTAAATCAATGGGGATGCTGGCTGGGCTTGCAGTAGGTGACGCACTTGGCGCACCTCTGGAGTTCACCAAAAGCAGAGAGCCAGAGGATTATGTAACCGAATACATAAAGGGTGGCGCACATGACATGGACATTGGCGAGTGGACAGATGACACGGCTATGGCAATGGCTATGGCAGATGCTATCATAGATAACAAAGGATTTGATGCTTTCTATACTATGAAAAACTTTATCAAATGGTATGATGAGGGAAAGTATATACCACGTGGTAAATGCTTTGACATAGGCTTGACAACACAACGTGCGCTTCTAAAGTTTATGGAGGATGATGAAACACCGTACAAGGGTGATCGTAGAAACACTTCTGCTGGTAATGGTGGCCTGATGCGTATTGCACCAGTAATCATTGCCGCGCCAAGTAAATCAGTAGCAATAACGTGGGCAACCCAACAGACTTTGCTTACACACGGTGCGACTATGGCTGTAATGTATAGTCAAATATTTGCAGAAGAATTGTGGCATGGTAGTCCACTAGCTAAGTATAAAAATGAGAGACACGATCTTGATATACCTAGACAAGAGGTTTTGTCTGGGGGTTTTGTAGAGGAGACATATCAGTGTGCTATGTGGGCTTTTCAAACTACTGATACGTTTGAGGACTGCGTTATTAAAGCAGTGAACAGAGGCCACGATAGCGACACATGTGGTGCTGTAGCTGGCATGATGGCTGGTGCATACTATGGCATTGGAAATATTCCTGACCACCTACTTGACAATCTAATGTGGAAAGACCATATACTAGAAACAGCCGTTGATTTATACAAGATAAGGAGTACAGGAATATGGGCATGACATTTAAAGAACTAAAAGATGAGTATTATTCTTCTCACGATTTCAAGCACTTACGTGATGAAACTAAGACGCAGTATAGCTATCTTTTAAACTTTGCATCGTCAACTGATGTCGGCAACAAAACATTCAATGACATGAAGTTGTCTGACATAACAACCAAGCAAGCAAAGCTGGCATACGATGGGTGGTGTGACAGAGGATTGGCCTTTGCTAATCACATAATATCTGCCACCACTATGCTATTAAACTATGCAATCAGAATGGAGCATATAAAAACCAATCCTTTCGCTATCGTGCGTAGGAGGTCCACTGAGCCGCGCAGGACTGTTTGGAGTAGGGAGGATGTCAAGAGACTGCTAGACGTAGCGTACAGCGATTTTAGCACCCGTAACATAGGTTTGATTGCACACATGGCATATGAATGGTGTCAACGTGTGGGTGACATGCGTATGCTCACATGGGATAGGGTTGACTTTACGAATAGGTCAGTGCATATCAAACAATCTAAGCGTAATGCAGAAGTTTTTCTGCCTATTGAAGAGGATTTGTATGGCATGTTAGTAGAACAGGAAAAGGATTTTGGTTTCCAACCCTACGTTGCACCAAGACCAGAGCCATATCAGGGTGAGTACCTGCCCTATTCGGTATACAAGCTACCACATTATGCACGTAGGCTAATGGATGCAGCAGACTTACCACCTGAGTTACGTCTTAGTGATCTACGTAGGACAGGCACAACGGAAATGGTTGAGGCAGGTGTAGGAATAGGACAGATTATGTCGGTTACAGGACATGCTAACCCACAGTCAGTCAAACCCTACATGAAAAATACTTACAAGTCTGCAGAATTAGCCTTGACAGCTAGAAAGAAAGCATGATATAAGCATTCAACTGCCGCAACGAACTACTATTATATTATATATAATACATATAGAAAGGACACATATATGATAAACGTAAATGACTATGACGTGTCTGATGGAGAGACACAGAGAATGGATTGTCCTGTATGTAGGGGCAAGAATACATTCAGTATCACTAACAACATGGGTGATCTTGTGTGGAACTGTTACAAGGTTAGCTGCACTGTCAGTGGTAGTACCCGTGTAGGCATGAGCATTGATGACATCAAGGCTAGGTTTAAGAAGATAGATACTGTAGATGACATAGAGTTTGAGTTGCCAGAGTATGTTGTACAACGTAGTGGTGGCTTGTACATGAACAGATGGTGTGATAGGTGGGGCTTGAATGCAGACAAGTTAGGTCTTATGTATGATGTAAAGGAAGACAGAGTTGTATTTCCTGTAGTACATGATGGCAAGATTGTGGATGCAACGGGTAGGTCACTTGGAAAAAGAATACCTAAGTGGAAAAGATATGGAAATAGTGGCTTGCCATATGTTCATGGTTGTGGTAAAGTCGCTGTAGTTGTTGAGGACTGTGTGAGTGCAGCCGTTGTCGGTGATTGGTCTTCTTCTGTTGGGGTCGCGCTTCTTGGAACATCGCTTCAAGATTCGCACAGAAGCTATCTCTCACAGTTCTCAACAGCCCTAATAGCATTAGACCCTGATGCATTAACCAAGTCACTTCAGATGGCTAAAGAACTACGGGGCTACGTATCGGATGTACGCCCTATCAAACTGGAAGATGATATAAAATATTGTAACCCAACAGACATGGAGAAGTTAAATGGAATTATCACTAATTAGAAGCCTGATGGACAGGGAGTTTTATGATGATCACCGTGGCGCACGTTGCCCTGATCGCCTGTTCAGTAAGGATGTAAGAAAGATTAAGAACACTATCGACAAGGCAATGGATCAGTACGAGCGTACTGTTACGCCTGATGAGATTGAGGCATTGTTTATGGCAAACAATCCCACTCTGACTACAGCACAGAAGCAAGCATACTCTAATCTGTTTGCTAAGATTAAGAGAGAGCAGCCCATAGGTGGCGATGTAGCACAAGAGGTATTGTCTAAGCTGTTTCAACAGGCAGTTGGGGAAGACATTGCCAATCTAGGTGTCGAGTATGTAGTAGGTGACAAGTCTAGTCTTGAGCCACTGCGTCATATACTTGAGCAGTATGGTGACGACTTTACACCCAACTTAAATATTGAGTGGGATGACATCGACATTGAGACATTGCTACAGCGTAATGATCTTGAGGCACGTTGGACATTCAACATGCATAACCTTGTGATGAATGTAGAGGGTGTCAATGCTGGTCACTTGATTGAGATTGGTGCTAGACCCAATACAGGCAAGACATCGTTTCATGCATCAATGATTGCATCGCCCGGTGGCTTTGCCCATCAGGGTGCTAACTGTATTATCTTATGTAATGAGGAGGGCTATCACCGTGTCGGTGCTAGATACCTGACTGCTGCTACAGGTATGACGATGCAGGAGATTAAGAAAGACCCCTCTAAGGCACGTGATCTATATGCCCCTGTTAAGGAACGTATTAAGATCAAGGATGCTACAGGACGTGACATGAATTGGGTGGAGTCTGTCTGCAAGACATACAAGCCTGACATAGTGCTGTTGGATATGGGTGATAAGTTTGCCAAGGCAGGGGGCTTTGCCCGTCCTGATGAGGCACTCAAGGCTAATGCTGTACATGCCCGTATGATAGCCAAGCAACACGAGTGTGCTATATTTTATATGTCACAGTTGTCAGCAGATGCAGAGGGCAGGACAGTTCTTAATCAGTCTATGATGGAGGGATCAAAGACAGGCAAAGCAGCAGAGGCAGACCTTATGATACTGATTGCTAAGAATGTTATCTCTGATAACAATCAGGAGGAAGACCCTCAACGTCATTTGAATGTAGTTAAAAACAAATTGACAGGGTGGCATGGTAGTGTTACAAGTAATTTAGAATATAGAACAGCGAGGTATACATAATGAAACTAACACTAGACGTAGAGAACACAACGACAGAACGTAATGGAAAGCTACATCTTGATCCATTTGAGCCAGAGAATACACTCGTCATGGTGGGTATGTTAACAGATACAGGACAAAAACTTATCGTCACGTTTGACCATAACGATACCAAGCCAGACTTGTTTGGTCGTGAGATGGTACAGGATTACTTAGATAAGGCTACAATAATTATTGCACATAACGCAGCATATGATTTGTTGTGGCTGTGGGAGTCTGGCTTTAAGTATGATGGTCCTGTATTTGACACTATGCTTGGTGAGTATGTGCTACAACGTGGACAGAAAGAACCACTGTCGCTTGAGGCTTGTGCTGAACGGTATGAGTTACATACTAAGAAACAGGATACACTCAAGGAGTATTTTAAAAAGGGATATAGCACCCGTGACATACCCTATGCTGAATTGACGGAATATCTGTCTGCCGACTTGTACGCTACACAACAGCTATCAGACAAGCTGATGCGAAAGCTAATGACAGATAGTTCTAGCTTGATGGACACGGTAACACTTACTAATCAGGTATGTGTTACACTTGCACGTATCTACCAGCGTGGGTTCAAGGTTGACATGAATGTGCTTGAAGAGGTGCGTCAAGAGTTTGAACAGGAGAAGTGTCAACTTATTGACGACTTGCAGGTTCATGTTCGTAGGGTCATGGGCGATACGCCTATCAATCTTAATAGCCCAGAGCAATTGTCTTGGGTTATCTATGGTCGTAAGGTTATTAACAAAACAGATTGGGCTACACAAATTGATCCATACATGAGTGACAAAGAGTTTAATCACTTACTATCAACAGGCACACAACGATTGTATCGTACTACGGCTGTTCAGTGTCGGACATGTGGTGGTACAGGTTATATAAGGAAGACTAAGAAAAATGGTCAGCCCTTTGCTAAACCTAGCAAGTGTCCTGAGTGTCACACAGAGGGCTATCTGTTTAATCCTACAGACAAGCTGGCTGGCTTTAAGTTCAAGCCACCATCAGCTAAGTGGGCTAGTGCAAATGGCTTTAGCACTAGCAAAAATAATTTGCAGTTGCTTGAGGCTGTTGCTAAGTCAAAGGGTATGGACACTGCTGCTGACTTCTTGTCTAAGGTGAAGAGACTAAGTGCTGTTGATACCTACCTGTCATCCTTTGTTGATGGCATCAAGAATTACACCAAGCAAGATGGTATGCTGCATGTCAGCTTACTACAACATCGCACTGCGACAGGCAGACTGTCAGGTGCTAATCCAAACATGCAGAACATGCCTCGTGGCGGCACGTTTCCTGTAAAGAAAGTATTTGTGTCACGATGGGATGGTGGTAAGATACTTGAGGCTGACTTTGCACAGCTAGAGTTTCGTGCTGCTGCATATTTATCACAAGATGGAGTTGCAATTGAAGAAGTTTCTACTGGATTTGATGTACACGCATACACCGCTGAAGTTATTACCAATGCTGGTCAGCCTACGAGTAGACAGGATGCAAAAGCGCATACATTTGCGCCACTCTACGGGGCCACTGGGTTCGGAAGGACGGCAGCAGAAGCAGCCTACTACGAACACTTTACAGACAAATATACGGGGGTTGCCTCTTGGCACTCCAAGTTGGCTAAAGAAGCTATATCAACGCAGAAGATAGTCACGCCATCAGGACGGGAGTTTGCTTTTCCTGATGTAGTTCGCAAACCTAATGGCCGTGTGTCATACTTTACGCAGATAAAAAACTACCCGGTACAATCTTTTGCCACTGCTGATATTGTGCCAATTGCTTTACTGCACATTGATAAACTACTTGATAACATGCAGTCATGTGTAGTAAACACAGTACATGATTCAATTGTGATTGATGTACATCCAGAGGAGGAGAATAAGGTTATCAACATAATCAACAAGACCAATGAGGATTTGCCTAACTTGATCACTCTTAGATGGGGCATAAAGTTTAATGTTCCACTACTATTAGAATCAAAAATTGGTGACAATTGGCTTGACACTAAAGACGTAACCTGATATAACTACGGGTCTAAACTTAAAAGGAAGGAGAATATTATGACACAATTGACAACAGTTGATACCAATAACTATGCTGCTATGGCAAAGGCTATGGGTATCGCACATGAGAAGACATCATCATCTTCTAGTTCGCTTGCACGACTACGCATTAATCACTCACCTATTATTGGATCAGATAAGGTGTTGGTTAAGGGTGGCACATATAAGCTAGAGATACCAGATGGCCCTACTCACTATGCTACCAGCATTAAGATGAGGCCATTTATGCAACGCTTTATGCACAAGCGTTTCGTTCAAGGTGATGCAAAAAATCCTAACCGTTACATCAAGAGCGTTATGGCAGATACACTGGACATTGACCTCAAAGATAATGACGGTGGGTTTAACTGTGGTAAACCTGCAGGATACATCAAAGACTTCAAGGCACTCCCGCAAGCACAGCAAGACTTGCTTAAAGCAATCAAGCGTGTACGTGTCGTCTTTGGTGAGGTGGAGATGATTGACCCTAAGAATGAACAAGGTGAGTCTGTAAAGGTAGACACTACACCATTCATCTGGGAGGTTGATAACCGTGACGCATTTAAGGAGATCGGTTCTAGCTTCACCACATTGGCAAAGATGCAACGCTTGCCAATCCAGCATATCATCACTGCTAATACCAGTGAGCGTAAGATTCCTACGGGTGCATCATATTATGTACCAGTGGCATCGCTGGATGTTACCAAGACCATTGATTTGACTGATCAAGATCAGGCATTGTTTGGTGACTTCATGTCATGGATTGATAATTATAATAATTACATTATCAATGCGTGGGCAGAGAAGACTAACACTATAATGGAAGATGGCGATATTGATATGGTTGATGACCTAGTTGATATTGAAATAGAAGAAGAGGTAGCGTAATGCATCACCCTGCTGAACTAGCACTCCATCAATATATGGAAGACGCAGTGCAAGGCAAAACAGAAATGTCAGAGAAAACTATTAAGCAGGTTTCTTCTGACATAGCTGAAGCACTGAAGAAGCAGTTCGGCAGTGGTAAAAAGCGGGGCGATTTTAAACTACGTATGTCAAACGTAGGTCGCCCCACTTGCCAACTTTGGTATGATAAGAATAAACCAGAGGCGGCATTGCCATTGCCTACTACATTTGTAATGAACATGATGCTTGGTGATATTGTTGAGGCAGTATTCAAGGGTCTACTAAGAGAAGCAGGAGTAAAGTATGAAGAACCTGAACATGTTACACTGGAGTTGGATGGCACATCCGTTAATGGAACATATGATATTGTTGTTAATGGTGCTGTCGATGACGTTAAGTCAGCGTCTGATTGGTCCTATCGAAACAAGTTTGAGTCATATGAAAAGCTGGCTAATGGGGATGGGTTTGGTTATATAGGACAACTTGCAGGATATGCAAAGGCATCTGGTAAAGATGTCGGTGGCTGGTGGGTAGTAAATAAAGCCAATGGTAAATTTAAATATGTGCCAGCATCAGGTCTTAACTTAGATGAAGAGATTTCTAAGATACAAAAGACGGTAGACACAGTAAAGGAGAATAAATTTGAAAGATGCTATGAACCTGTACCAGAGAAGTTTAGAGGTAGGGAGACAGGTAACAAGATACTTAATGATGGGTGTCGGTTTTGCTCTTATCGTTTTGATTGTTGGGATGCTTTAACAGAGCGTCCATCTGTAATGTCAAAGGCTAAAACACCACCGACAGTTAGCTACATAGGAGAAGTTGTTGTATAGTAAAAGTCATCATAAATCATGGAGGATGGCACGTAAGTATGGCTATCGTAGTAAACTTGAAATGGTTATCTCTGATAAGTTAAAGTCAGATAGGAGAAAGTTTAGGTATGAAGAAATAAAAATTGAATGGGAAGACGTATCATACAGAACATATACTCCTGATTTTGTACTTAACAATGGTATTATTGTTGAGGTTAAGGGTCGATTTGTTCCTGCTGATAGAAGGAGACAGTTGCTTATACGTAAGCAGCATCCTGATCTTGATATACGATTTGTATTTGAAAATAGTCAGAGTAAAATACTTAAGGGATCAAAAACTACTTATGCTAAGTGGTG